TGTAGTTATACGGAGCGCCCTGGACGTCACGGTGGTGCCACTGCCCATCCGATGTCAGGATTAAGTTTTCGCCCGGCAGCAGCGTCACACCCATCAGATCCGCAGAGACAGTTCCGTTATAGAACTGCACCGTGATCTGGGTGGATGCGGAAGCGTGATTGTTGGTGATGTACAGCGCCTCAACTGTGCGCTGTGTGCTGGCGGCCGGGGCCGGCACTACGGTGGTGGTGGTGGCCGTGGTGATCGCGGCGACCGGATTGTTGCCGGCCGTGTAGGCGTCGCCCGACTTGTCGACGTAGGACGCGTGCACGGTGACTGAGGCTGCTGCCCCAGTCACCAGGCGGATGATGTCGTTCGTCGAAGCTAGAAGCAGCATACTTCACCCCTTACGCGCCAGCACCTCACGGCTTGCCGAACTCTTCGGCGCTGGGGATGCCCAGCACGTGCAGGGTGATCGCGCGCTCCGCGTCGTTCAGAGTGCCGACCTTCTCGCGCACCGCCTGCAGAGAAAGGGCAGCGTTGATTTTCTTGCGTTCGAGGCGGATCGCGTCTGCCTCCTGCCCGAGCACCTGGTTGGCCAGCTCGAGCTGCTCCTTGTCCCATTCCGCGAGCTGCTCGACCGTCAGCGTAGATGTGCCTTTGTAATCCATGCCTTCACTCCTTAGAGCTTGAAGATCTTGTTGCCGCCGTTGTCCCACGTGATATTCACTGTCTGCCCATCCGCCGGCGTGAACGGCAGACCGGTTGCGGTGTCGATGTAGCCGATCAGCCGCGCGGTCGCATCGGAACCCGTGTGCTGGAATACCACCAGAGCCTTGCTGGCTGTTGCGGCCGTTGCCACCACCGAAGTGTCGGCAGCATCAGCCACGCCGCTGGCCACGGTCTTCGACGTGAGCGCAGCGGAGCGGCCGTTATCCACGGCGCCCAGATCGCTCAGGAACTTGTGTGCGGCGCTAAAGGTGTACGTCGATAGCACCAGCATCGCGCGTATGTCGTTGGTGTCCCAGTCGATCGAACCGTCCAGGAACCCCTCCCGACCAGGATCATAGAGTGCACTTGCCATTTGCGGATCTCCTAATCGTCAAACCACGGCGCAAACGCGCGCACGCAGTTGGGATGCTGAAGCGGGTTCTTGGTCGCCCACTCCAGTGATTTCACAGTGCCCTGCCCGCCGGCGCCGAGCTCCTTGCAGACCGGATCGCTATCCTCGAATCCATCGTCCAGCACCAGCACCTTCTTCACGCCGGCGGCCCCATAGCGCCCAACAGCCGCGATCTGCTGAGCCGTGCCAAGCTCCGTGCGCGCGATCGTGCGGCCGCGGTTCTTGTAGGTCTGCTCCACGATGGAGCGCAGGCCCGGGTGATCGGCGTCTCCGCGGGCGATCTTGTCCACGCTCCAGCCTTGCTCGCTGGCGTACTGCAGCAGCTCACGCACATCGACCAGCGTGGTGTCCATGATGTCCTTGATCCGCGTGCCGCTATCGGCCAGCGCGGCCGTCACCGCCGGATCCGTCAGATCAAAGCTCACGCGCACGCCGATGGACGTGTTCCAGGTGGACCAGCTCTGCTGCAGCAGATCCACGTACCAGTACTTGAGCAGCTCCTCCAGCTTGCTCTCGTCTTCCGGCTCGATCAGGTCGTCAGCTGATTGCGCCTTCGTCTCGCCGGCGGCCGCCCGCTTGCTCAGCCGCTCCACCATGCGATCCGCCAGGTCGGAGAAGAACGATTCGATGTCCGACTCCATCTCCTTCGCGACGTTCATTCGCATCCGCTGCAGACGCTGGGCCGCCTTGATGGCGGCCGCGCGGGCGGTGGCCTTCGTCTCGGGCGACGGAAGCGCGGCCTGCTTGCCAGCCCGCGTCGCGAGCTGCACGGCGACCAGCTCCTTGTTTGGATCGCGGATCAACACATCACCGCCCGTGAAAGCGGCATAGCCGTTCGCGGCCCGGAACTCGTTGACCGTGATCGCCCCACCCGATAGCGCGCTCAGTGTTCGATCCCAACGCGCTGTCGTGTCTTCCTGCAGTGACTTGACGTTCGTGGTATCGAACCTGGCCTCGCCGCCGCCGCCAAACTCGTCGATCAGCCCGGACTGGATCTCGCCGGCGAACGACACCCACAGCGGCGCGAGCGTGCCTTGCGTGTAGCGCTTGAAGGCCTCTTCGCTGTTGGAGTAGGTCGGGTCGTCACCGAGCCCGGCCACGCTGAGCGGCGTGTGGAACGCGGCCGCCAGGCGCTGCTCGGGAACGCGATGCAAGGCGTCGAAGGCGAGCTCCTTCAGATCGAGGCCGATCCGCTTGATGTCCGCCCCGCCCTCGAGGATCATCAGCCCGCCGCGGTTGTCGCCGCCGAACTGTTCGCGGTACTCCGACTTCAGCCGCTTGAACTTGCCGTCATCCAGGTCCACACCCTCAGGAATGATCATGGCTGTGCGCGGCATGGCATCGTTCTTCAGCAGCGCGAACATGTAGCGCGTGGCCTCGTTGTCTGCGTCGACCTCGCGGGCCGCAGCTCGCAGCGGAGGCATGCCCATCCAGGGCTGCTCGGGATCCGGGCCCGGCCACTTGAAGTGCAGGATGTCTTCGACCGGGATCGGCACGACCAGATCGCCCGACGTGGCGCCGGATCCTGTTGGGTCGTACACGTAATGGCGGACCCATCTATCGCCGCCCGGGATCGGCGTGATCTGACCCGCGTGATACGGGTAGAGCTCCACCACTCGGCCGGCCGCGCTGCGCACCTTGTGCAGATAGGCATTGCCGCCGATCGACATATAGGTGATCAGGTACTCCCAGAGCTTTGCCTCGCCCATGATTGGGTTTGGCTTCACCAGCAGCTTGCGCAGCGGATGGCCGGGCAGCGGGTTCCCATCCGGCCCGTAGATCTTTAGCGGCGGCTCGGGAAAATAGAACGCAAACGTGGTGGTCATCGCATAGACCGCCGCGTTGGCCTTGTAGCCCTCGCGCACCAGGTTGCGCCACAGCGGCTCGAGCCAGCTGGCCTGCACCCAGGGCGCCACGATCGGCATGGCGGAAGCCTTCAGCAACCCACGCGCCAGCGAAAGGCGCATTCGATCCCAAAGATTCAGACCCATCTGATCCTTACCTCAGCTCGCGGCTTGGCGGCCATCTCCAGGCCCCCCGTCGCGGTGTCGATCTGGTCATCATGTTTGCCGCGCGGGAAGAGCGCAGCCTCGCGATAGAACGCACCCAGCCACGCCCCGCGCAAAAGCTTGACGCGCTTCTGCGCCACACGCGTCTGCAGCGGCCTGGCGCGTGTGGTCTTGTCGCCCTGCGGCCGCACCTCGCGAATGGCCACCCGTGCCAGGCGCGGATCTCGCACCAGCTCCTGGAACGCCAGCGAGCTGAAGGCCACGCTCTCAACGCCCCAGATGGTCCCGCGCTCGGTGTCATCCAACATCGTGGAGATCAGCACCTCGCGGAACTTGTCCCACCCCTGGAGGCGGAGCATGTCGCGGTAGTAGACGTCGCCCTTCTCTGCATCGAACGCGGTACGCAGCACGGTGTTGTAGTCGGCGGTCTTCTTCTCGCTCAGCGCCACGTCGATGTATCCGTACCACTGCAGACCCGCCGGCGCCGCATCCACCTCGACCCAACCGTCGTGGTCGAAGAACAGTCCTTCGGCCGGCGCCGGGCGTTGCTGATAGAGCGACGCAAAATCGTAGGGTCCGATGTTGCGCTCGATCACCTGCAGCCGCTCGCTCGAATACTTCTCCGGCCAGAGCGCCTCGCCCTCCGATCGCCCGAGCGGATCCTCCACGCTCAGGTACACGCCCTCGCCCATGGCGGTCAGTTGTTCATCCAGGCTGCGCGCCATCTCTCCCGGCCCCCAGGCCAACGCCGGCATGTCCACCACTTCCCACTGGTCGATCAGGGCGTCGCCGCTGGCCATCTGCTTGAGCAGGTATCCGGTTAGATCATCCGGGTGCCAGCGCGTGGCACAGATGATGATCGCCCCGCCCTTCTCGAGTCGCGTATAGGCAACCGACCTGTAGAACTCGATCACCTTCCGGCGGTAGGCCTCGCTCTCGGCATCGGCCCGGTTCCGGAACGGATCGTCGAACGTCAGCAGGTGCGCGCCCTTGCCGGTCACGCCGCCACCGATGCCCGACGCCAACATGCCGCCACGCGCCGGCGGCATCAAGTTCCACTCGCTCGAGCTCCGGCTGTCCTGGCTCACCTCCACCGAGATCTCGCTCGAGCCGAGATCCCCGAACAGCGCCCGATACGGATCGCTGCGCACATAGTCGCGCGTGGCCCGGCTGAACCCGGTGGCCAGGTCATCGCCATAGGCGATGTTGATGATGCGCGTATCCGGCCGGCGCCCCAGTGTCCAGGCCGGGAACATCTGCGAGACCTCTTCGCTCTTGCCATGCCGCGGCGGCAATTGCACCAACAGGCGCCCGATCCCGCGCGCCCCGCCGCTATCGATGAAGTCGAAGACCTGCTCGAGCTTCAGCGCCAGGTACCTATGGTGCGGACCTGGCTGATACCAGGGCGCCACGTAGGGCATGAAGTCGATCAGGTGCCGGCGCGCCTTCTCGCGCCGCACCCGTTCGCGCTTCGCCTCACGCGCCGCGGCTGCCGGTGTTGCGAGCGTCGTGTTCGTCATCAAGGTTGCGCTCGAGCATGGCCAGCTCAGCGTCGCTGAGTTCGGCCATGTCCTTCGGCTTCCCGGTCACGTTCTGATCAACCTTCACCCGCGGCGTATAGTCGCCGGTCAACTCCAAGAACAGCTTCCGGTCCGGATGGTTCTTGTGGCTTGTGCTTGACGCGCTGTCCGCCAGCGCCCGCAACACCTGAGCGCGATGCTCGAACAACTGCCGCGCCTCGAGCACTCCGATGGCCGCCTCGATCGCCGGGTTCTTGCGCTTCCACTCGCGGATCACGCGATCGCTCTTCAGCCCCAGCACGCTGTTGGCCAGGTCGGCTTGAGTCTTCGGGTGGCGCGCATCGCGAGGGCTCGCGCTCCAAGCAATCAGCACCGCCACCCGCCACGGCCAGCCATCCTGACGCAGGTCAAGATAGTCCCGCGCCCACGCCGGCATGCCAGAGGCTCCGTCCTCGAGCGCCGCCTGGGCCGATCGACTGATGATCTGCGCCTCGGCTGGCGAGATCCCGCGCTCACGCGCATCGTCACCGACGTCGTCCAGCTCGAAGCCCAGAGGAAGTTGCACATTGCGATCGATCATTCCCGATGCACTCCAGCTGCAGCCAGAACAGTAACGATCACCAGCGCCACGACCCAGTACTCAACGAGGTGCGGCATTGCCACCTCCCTGCAGCTCGTCATCCTGGCTGTACGTCCACTCCGGCGTCAGACCCGCCTTCGTGATCTGATTGGTCAGGATGCCCACACCGTTCGTCAGGTACACCACTTTGCGGTCCAGCTTTTCGATGTGCAGGATGTTGGCTTTTTGTGTGCGCGTCAGCCGGCTGATCTCATCCGTCTTTTCTGCATCCGACTTTTCGAGCCGCTCGATAACCTTCAACTGCGCATCGGTCTGAAACCGCAGCGCCGTGACCTCCTGGCGCAACGGCTCGATCAGGGTCTTGGTGGCGGCCGCCAGCCGTTCCGCCGCCGAGGCCTCATCCACACGGTTCTGGGCCGGTGTCCGACGTGCTTGGATCCAGTTCGCAACCATGCCACCCAGTGCTCCGATGACTGCTACGCCGAGCGCGATGAACGCCGCTTCCGAGATCGAGATAGAGACCATCTGTTGACACCAACCCGTTCGGCCAGCACCAGCCACGCCAAGACAAGCGGCGCCATGACGATCAACACGATCGCCGTCAGCCAGCCACCCTTCGCCACGGGCTCATACACCATGTCAGCTTGCGACTGAGCCGCGCAGTTCGGCCACGCTCTTGCCGATGCTCACGCCCAGGTCGATCAGCGCGGCGCCGAGCAGGCCGGTCGAGATCGTCGGGCTGATCCATTGCGCGGCCGGGCCAAACAGAGCGACCATCTCAGGCGTGACGAAATGCAACGCCGCGGTCATGGTTGCCCAACCCAGCAGGTTCGGAAGCACCGAGGTGCGGTAGAAGCCGGCCACCTTCGCCCAAAGAAACGACTTGCGCTTCAGCGCCGCCGCGATGCCCAGTCCAAGATCGACCAGGATCGTGACCACGATCGCGGTCGCCTGTGGCTTGTACGTTTCGAACGCGGCCATGAGTGCCGTGACAACCGGTTGAATGTCCATCTCTCCTCCACAAACAAAAAGCGCCGGACCTGGTTACCCAGATCCGGCGCGCTGTTTACGCTGACGCCTTCTGTCGTTTGTTGATCAGGCGTCTTCGCTGATCATGTAGAACATCCGCATCGACGCCTGCACACCGCTGGGCGTCACGCTGAAACTCAGCTGGTACTTCTCGCGCTTCTCGAGCTGCTCCTTGTTCGAGCTCAAGAAGTGGCGGATGCTTTCCATCCCCTGATAGTCCATGCGCATCTCGCCGCGCACCGATCTTCCCGCCACGTTGAAGATCAGCTCATAGCTCTCACGATCGCCAAGCGCCTGGCCGTGCTTCTCCAGCCAGGACAACATGTCGGTGACCCGACTGGATGGAGCGTGCGCGGGATGCCTGCGCGGTGTGGGCTGCTGGTTCAGCATGGCGTCAGTCTACAAGGCATATTCAGCGGATGCAACCAATTCACTTCGGGGCGGCCGCAAGCTCGCGGCGCACCGCCTCGATCTCCCTCACGCTCCAGTTCAACTCATCAGGCGCTTCGCTCAGGTACGGAGCGGAACGATCGGTGTAGATATCCACGCCGCCGCGCACCACCATCCAATCCCAGATCGCGGTCTGCGGGTAACCGAGCTTCTTGCCCGCCCGATAGATTGCGTTGATCATGCCCTGCCAGGTCAACACCTTCGTCGCCGGCACCGGCGTCGTGGGCATCGGCACGCCGGACCAGCTGAGCAGGTCTTGCAGCGATCCATTGAAGACGTCCAGGTCGATCGGCGCGCCGGCGCCAGGCACAACGCCCTGCCAGGCATACTGCCAGAAGCGCCACACGCCACCCCAAGTTTCGGGGACGTCTGGCTGGTACGTCTTGTTGATCACGTTCGTCCAGTGCGGCACGGCGCCGCCCGAGAGCGGAGGATTTCCGATCCAGAGTGGATAGCCGCTGGCCCACGGCGCGTGCTGGCCATAGAAGCCTCGCCATCCGGCCGGCCCCACGTAGAGCACCGGCCGTCTGCCCACAGCTTTCTCAACGATGTCCAGCCAGATCTTGGCCTGTGCCATGTAGGCCGCATAATCGATGTCGCGCTGCTCGAGGTCGAGCGCCGGCGGCAGCTCGCCGGTGTCCCTCCCCAGCTGCGCCAGGAAGAGCTCGGCTTGCGCCTGTCCGCTGCCGACCATGAAGTAGTGATAGGCGCCGCGCAAAAGACCGGCCGCCTTGGCGCCTGGCCAGAAGCGCGGGAAGTCGATGTCGGCATCCCGACCAACCGACGCGCGTTGCAGCACGAACTCCACGCCGCTCGCCCTCACCTTGGCCCAATCGATCACGTCCTGCTGGTGCTTGCTCACATCGATGCCGCGCGTATAGACGGCCTGCTTCACTTCGACCACGGGTGCGCTCTCCTTCTTGGCTTGAATGATCGCCGGATAGAAGCGGTTCATTTCCTGATCAGCCCAACCACCCTCGGCATCCACCGTGAATGGAAGGAACGCGATCACGCGGCTGCGCAGCTTGCCGTTGTACCAGCTGCAACGCGCCACGATGTCTGCCGGATCCGCGCTCTCCGACGTGCCGCCACCAGGGTAGAACTCGCCCACCAGGACGTCAAACACTTCGCCGCCGGCGGCCAGCCACATGTACTCATGGCGCAGCGCCATCGACCCGGCCGTGTAGGCGCGCCGCTCCGGCGCGCCCGGGATCGTGTCGCCATGTCCCCTGACGATCGGCGTCTTCTCGGTCGGAGGGATCACGCCCTCATGCACGTTGAGGCAGTTGCCCGATTGGCGGAGGTGATCGAACAAGCCAGCGTCACGCATGGCCAGGATCTCATCCCACTCTGGCGTTCCTGCGTTCAGCCCCAAATGCGCCAGCTTTTTGCCCAGCGTCTCGGACACGATCCGGCCAAGCTCAACCGACGCAGTGGCCAGGCGTGCGTAGTTGGTCGGGCCGGCTGGATCTGGCTCGTTTTCAAGCGCGAGATAGTCGGCGGCTCCCAGCTCGGCGATGTTCTTGCCGGCCATGATGTGCTTGAACAGATCGAACGCCACGGCCTTCGGGTCATCGCCGCGCTCGAGCCTGGCGCCGTAGCCCCACGACTCATCACCCGTGAAGCGCGTGATCACGATCGTGCTGGGGCTGACGCTCTTGATCTCCGAGGCCAGCGTCGGCTGGTTGACGCTGAGCACGGCGCGGAACGGCCGCCCGACCTGCACGGCCTGGCGCAGCAGCGGGATCGCATCGCGCGAGCGGATGACGTGCAAACCTACCTTGTGCATGGTCTCCTCCTAGTTTGGCCGCTGGCTTCCCGCCAGCAGTGTGCGTTCCCAATCGGATCCTTCACCGGACGCCTGGAGCCCGACCATGGCATAGCCGTCGAACTCCACAAACCAGCCCGGCTCCGATCCGGTCCAACGGATGACGGCCGCCCCAACCGCCCCGGCCGGCACCAACAGCGTGCCATCCGACCAGAGCAGGCTAACCAGCAGCCGAACGTAGAACTTCACTCCCTGCGCCTGAGACAACTTACCCATCCCAACCTCCTCCACACCCGCCCCGCCCCACTCGCTGCCCGTCGTTCTGCCCGCGAAAGCCGGGACGTAGAACGATGAGAACGATGAGAACGATGAACGGAACGATGAAATCAGGCCCGGTCTTCCGGATCCTCAACGTACTCGGGCAGATCGACCTCGCCCTTCTTGACAGCCTGCAGCAGCTCGAAGAGGGTGTCGTACCCCACCACCCAGGTGCCGCCTGTCTCGCCGCCGCTCTGGCTGCGCACCAGCTTGCCGAGCTCCTTCAACCGGCGGCCGCGCTGGGTGCGCGAGATCCCGCACTCGTCCAGGGTCTTGGCTGTGGGGAAGACGTTGGAACGTTTCCCGTTCTTGTCGATGCAGACCTCGAGGAACTTGATCATGCGCCACTGGGCCGGGGTGTACCGATCCATGTCGCCCTTGTTGGTGTCGATCGTGGGCGAGGCCTCGGCGGCCGCCTCGGCCTGGTCCTGCGCGTCGGCGTCCGCCTTCGGCAGCAGCTCGACCAGCACCACCGGGTTCCCGTCCGAGGTGTGCTTGATCAACGTGCGCCCCACGCGCTCGGTGTTGAGCCTGGCCGTCTTGGTCCGGATCTCATCCGCCTTGGCGTACCTCTCTTCAGCATTGGCGTTGGCTTCGATCGTCTTGGCTTCGGCCTCGGCTTCGGCCTGCACCGAGATGCGCTTCGCCGAGGCCTCGCCCACCTTGCGGATCTGCAGCACAGCCGTGATCCCGACCGCGATCATCATCAGGAGCGGAACGATGACGCAGCCCCAGTCCCAGACGGAACGCTGCAGCTGCTGCTGCTCTTGTTGGGCGGCCACCGCTGTGGCTGTTCCGGCCGCCTGAGTCTCTCCGGCCGCGGCCGTTTGCGTGATCGAGTGCGCGGTGGGTGTTCCGTACACGATCGCCGTGGCCGTCAGTTGCGTGGCCATCGCCGCGGTTGAGGTCGCGCTGTCGGCCAGGATTGCGATCGCCACTCGCGTGCCGTCATCGCTCAGTGCGTTCTGGGTCAGCTGCCGCTCAGCCGTAGCCGTGGCCTGCTGCATCTGCGCAGCCTGCGTGCTGGCTTTCCGCGTGAGGTCATCATTGACAAGCACGGCCTGCGCCGTCTGGGCGTTCAGTGAATTGGCGTTGCTCACCATCGGAGCATCCACGCCTGAGCTCGAGGCGAGCATGCCGACGATGAACACCGCGACGATCGCGAGACCGATCAGCACTTGCGTCATGGCGTCACTCCGCAGTCTGCGCCTGAGCGGATTCAAACGCGCCAGGCGCCTCTGCATAGGC